TAACGAAGTAAATTATATAGAGACTCCAATATTTACCAGAAGATTGTATAAGAACTTTTTTAATGATATGAATGCTAGTAAGCTATTAAATTACTATCTACAATGTTTTGAGACAGAAAGAAATTGCATGATACTAGATGGTATAAATCAAAATAAATTTGAATCTAAAATTATTCTTTATACATACGATTCATTATTAGTTGATTTTAATAAAGCGGACGGGGCTGAATATATTAGATATATCAAGTCGGAAATGGAACAAACAAAGTTTCCTGTAAAGATATCAATAGGTCCTGATTATCACAATTTAGTAACTGTAGATTCTAATAAAATTTAAACATATTTATATGTATACTACAAACATTGTATCAGTTATTAGCACTATTTACACCAGAATTATTTCTAGATGAATCGATAAAAAAGATAACTGATACCTATGAAATTTGTTTCGGTAAAATATTTGTATTACGAATAGACGGCAAAGAAGATTTGCTATGCACATTTAATATAGAGAAAGAATCCAATTCAAATACATTAAATGGGGCTATTCTCCTACATAGAAAGAAAGAAACAAATACATTATACACCATTAATTCATTAAACTCTATAATTAGAAGTGAGAACGGTGGTGAACTAAATAATAGACATATAATAAATTGGAGTAATTACAGAAACAGTTTAATTTTATCTACGAACAACGAAGTTAAAATTTACCCTACACAGATTTTTAAAATAATTCTGGTAGAAAATTTGTAATCTACAATAATTTATCTTATATTTATATAAATTAGTTATTTAATTGAGTATACGAACCTAGGCGTATTATTTTTTGAATGACAATTGACAATTAATTATTAACAACTAAAAAATGAAAAACAAATGGCAATCGACATTAGTGCAATTCGCAACAAGTTACAATCTCTGCAATCAAAAACAAATAAGCAAGAGAATCTGTGGAAACCAGCTCCTGGTACACATCAAGTAAGGATAGTTCCTTATATTCACAACCGAGAAAATCCTTTTTTAGAAATGTATTTTCACTATAACTTTAGTGGTAAAAACATTCTATCACCGGTATCATTTGGCAAACAAGATCCAATTGTGGAATTTGCTGACAAACTGAAATCAACTGGTAATAAAGAAGATTGGAAAATGGGTAAAGGATTAGAACCTAAAATGAGATGTTATGTACCTATCTTAATCAGAGGTAAAGAATCTGAAGGTATTAAATTTTGGGGATTCGGCAAAACAGTATATCAAGAATTATTAGGATTTATCGCAGATGCTGACTATGGTGACATTACAGATCCAATGAGTGGTCGTGATATTACGGTAGAGTTCAAATCAAAAGAAGCCACAGGTAAAGATTATCCAGAGACTTCTATTCGAGTTAAACCAAATACTAGTCCTATGACTGAAAGCAAGGAGGTATTAGAATTGATTAAAAATCAACCTAAAATCACTGAATTGTTTAAAGAGTATTCATATGATGAAATTGAGAAATTATTACAAGAATGGATGAATCCAACAGAACCTGCTAACACAGAAGATGCGACAGATTCTTCTAAATCATCTAATAAGAAATCATTAGAGACTGAATCAGCAACTACTAATAAGGTAGAAGATGTATCAGCTGCTTTTGATGCTCTTTTCTCTAAAAAGTAATAGTATAAATTTATGGCAAAAACAAAAAGCAAAGTCGAATTAGACGAGGATTTAGCTTTGACGTTAGCCGACAACCTAAACAAACAATTTAAAGCATCTGCAGGAAAGATTGCTTATTTCTTAGAAGGAGATACAGCAGATTCACCATCCGAAATTAAAGGATGGGTTCCTACAGGTTGTACCGCATTGGACCTAGCCATTAGCAATAGACCTAATGGTGGGTTTCCGATGGGTAGAATTGTAGAAATAACAGGTCTAGAAGCGTCAGGTAAATCATTATTAGCAGCGCATGCGTTAGCTAATACACAAAAAATGGGAGGTATTGCAGTATATGTTGATACTGAGAATGCGACATCAACAGAATTCCTATCAGCAATTGGTGTAAATTTAAAGGAGATGTTATATGTACCTTTAGAAACCATTGAAGATATCTTTGAGTCAATTGAAAGTATTATAGAATCTGTAAGAAAGTCTAATAAAGATACCCCAGTTACAATTGTAGTAGACTCTGTAGCTGCAGCAAGTACTAAAACTGAAATGGCAGCTGAATGGGATAAAGATGGTTATAACACTGCTAAAGCTATTATTTTATCAAAAGCTATGAGAAAGATTACTAATCTAATTGGTAGAGAGAAAATACTTTTGATATTTACTAATCAGCTAAGAAGTAGAATGAATGCTCCAGCATTTTCGGATCCTTGGACTACAAGTGGAGGAAAAGCAATCGCATTTCATGCAAGTGTTAGATTACGATTATCACCTTCTGGAATGATTAAGGAAGGTCCGCAAGGAAAACAAGAAGTGACAGGTATTAATACAACTGCAAAAGTAGTTAAAAATCGTATGGGACCACCATTACGAGTAATAACTTATCCGATATACTTTAATAGAGGTATAGATGATGATTTTAGTTTACTAGAATTATTGAAAAAACTTGAAATAGTATCCGGTACTGCAGGTAACTACAATTATGTTGATACGAGTTCAGGTGAGGTAATCAAGTTTAAAACCAAAGACTTCAGAAAGACTTTATTAGATAATCCTGTATTGAAAGAACAACTATATCAGGTGTTATGTGACAAGTATGTTATGAAGTATAAGTCTGATGATGTTGAACTGAGTGATGAGCTTAGCATAGATACCAATTTCGGAACATTAGATTAAAAAGATAAAATAAGTTATGAAAGAATACGTAAAGTTACTGCGTGAACTGCGCGAGGAAGGGAATAGGAATTCAAAACCAGATGATAAGATTCTTATTGTAGATGGCTTGAATTCATTTATTCGTGTGTTTAGCGCGGTTCCCGTTTGTAATGATGATGGCGAACATATAGGAGGCATCACAGGATTCCTAAAATCTATAGGATTTGTTATCAGAAGCGTACAACCAACAAGACTTATTATAGTATTCGATGGTAAAGGTGGTTCTGTAAGAAGACGTGATTTATATGCTGATTATAAGGCAGGACGAAAGATAAATACTAAATTTAATCGTCCTGATCATATGGAAATAAATGTTGATCAGGAAGTGAGAAATATGAAACATCAATTATCAAGATTGGTTGCATATTTAGATACGCTCCCAATAACAATACTTTCTATAGATACCGTAGAAGCAGATGATGTAATCGCATATATGACTACTGATATATTCCATAATTCGGAAAAGGTAGTTATTATGTCAGATGATAAAGATTATTTACAATTAGTGAATGATAAAGTATCAATTTGGCGTCCTGTTACTAAAACCACCTATACCGCCGAAACTGTATTAGAAAAGATAGGAGTACCCGCATACAATTACATTATATTTAAACTTTTTACTGGTGACTCGTCTGATAATATTAAAGGTGTTGCCGGAGTAGGACTGAAGACTTTACTAAAGCATATTCCTGAAATACTGGAAGATAAAAAATTATCATTAGATGATATTATTCAGATCTGTATTGACCGAAGAGACTCTAAACATAAGTTTTACCAGACTATATTAGATAACGAAAAGTTACTACGATTGAATTATGATTTGATGCAATTAGAAGATGTAGATATTCCAGGTTCAATCAAAAGTACTGTACGAGAGATAGTAAATGAACAAAAAATACCAACCATAAATAAATTTTCATTTAAACGTTTATTAATGGAGGATAAAGTTTATAGTTCATTTAAAGATCCCGATGCTTGGCTAATGAGTACTTTCAATTTCCTTTCAGGATTTGCTAGTATGAAAAATGAAGAATAAATTAAGATGCGTGATTATTTTTAGTCACGCATTTTTTTACATATATTTAGAATTATGAATGACAAACTTTCGGCTTACGGACATAGTTTCCAGATAAAAATTATTGCGGCGTTACTATCAGATAAAATATATTTACAACAGATATCTGATATTATACTACCGGAATTTTTTGAATCTGAAGCTAATAATTGGATAGTAAATATTATTCTAGAGTATTATGCTGAATATAAAGTAGCACCAACATTAGATGTATTTAAAACAAAAGCCTTATCAGTTACTAGAGATGTATTTAAAATGTCTATTGTTGACTCTTTGCGTGAAGTAATGAAATATGTTGAGTCGGATGATTTACATTATATTAAGGATGAGACTTTAAAATTTTGTAAAAATCAATGTATTAAAAAAGCTATATTAGAATCGGTTGAAGCTCTTAAAAAAGGTGAGTTCGATATAATAAAGAGCAAGATTGACAATGCTATGAAAGCTGGAGAGGCAGTATCGACAGGATATGATTATGCAAGTACTGTAGAATCTAGATATACTGAATCAACTAGAAATACTGTCCCGACTCCTTGGCCGGTATTAAATGAATTGGCAGGAGGTGGTATGGGTAAAGGAGAATTGTTCATATTTGTATCAGGCCCCGGTGGTGGTAAGTCTTGGTCATTAGTTAATATTGGTGCCCAAGCATATAGGAAAGGATTAAATGTAGTACATTATACGTTAGAGTTGAGTGAAGCTTATACATCACAAAGATATGATGCGGTTATTACTGGTATAGCAAGTCAAAACTTAAAATACCATATTGATGATATTAAACATGAAATCGAAAAGATTACCGGGTCGCTAACAGTACAGTATTATCCAACAAAGACAGCATCAGGAAATACATTAAGAGCACACTTAAATAAGCTAATAATATCAGGAGTAAAACCAGATTTAGTTATAGTAGATTATGCTGACTTATTAAGAGTATTAGGTCGAGCAGGCGATGCTAGACATCAAGAACTAGAAAATATCTATGAAGATTTACGTGGATTAGCTGGTGAATATCAAATACCGGTTGTCACAGCATCACAATCAAATAAATCAGGAGCTGAATCTGAAATTATACAAGGAGAACAGATAGCTGGTGCATATTCAAAAATTATGATTGGTGACTTTATTATATCATTATCTAGAAAAGTATCCGATAAAATATCAGGTACTGGTAGATGGTTTGTGATAAAAAATAGGTTCGGACAAGATGGATTAACATTACCAAGTAAATTGAATATGTCAAATGGGCAAATACAAATATTTGATGAGTCATCTGTACAGGGTAAAGAGACCAAACAGACTATGGATAACGGTCAAGAAGTATTAAGAAAAACTTTAGCAAATAAATTTAAAGAAATAAACGGTTCCGCACTGGGTTGATGGTATTTATTATTACCCAATGAAGTTTACAAATCACAAACAATAAAACAATTTAAAAAATGGAGATATCAAATAGTATCCTTAGCGAACTAACTGTGTATATGAAGTATGCTAAGTTTATTCCCGAGCTAAATAGAAGAGAAACATGGGAAGAATTGGTTACTAGAAATAAGGAAATGCATCTAAAAAAATATCCGCATATCGCTGATGATATTGAAACTGCATATAAATTAGTATACGATAAAAAAGTATTGCCCTCAATGAGGTCATTACAATTTGGTGGTAAACCAATTGAAATATCTCCTAATAGAATTTACAACTGCGCATACTTACCAATAGATGATATACGAGCTTTTGGTGAAGTTATGTTTCTATTATTAGGCGGTACTGGAGTAGGATACTCAGTACAAAAACATCATGTAGATAGTCTACCTGAGATACATAAACCTAATACTACAAAGAATAGAAGATTCTTAATAGGTGATAGTATTGAAGGATGGGCTGATGCAATTAACGTACTAGTTAAATCATATTTTTCAGGAGGACCAACAGTAAATTTTGATTTTAGAGACATTAGACCTAAAGGAGCAAGATTGATAACATCAGGCGGTAAAGCTCCCGGACCACAGCCACTTAAAGAATGTCTCGTAAAGATACAAGGAATTCTAGATGTTAAAAATAATGGTGATAAATTATCAGCAATCGAAGTTCATGATATTGTGTGTCATGTAGCAGATGCAGTATTAGCAGGTGGTATTAGAAGGGCAGCATTAATTAGTTTATTCAGTGCTGATGATCATGAAATGATATCTTGCAAAACTGGAACATGGTGGGAAACTAATCCACAAAGAGGTAGATCAAACAATTCAGCAGTATTATTACGTAATAAGATTACTAAAGAATTCTTTATGGATCTGTGGACTAAAATAAAAAATTCTGGATCTGGCGAGCCTGGTATATATTTCAATAATGATAAAGATTGGGGAACTAATCCTTGTTGCGAAATAGCATTGAGACCATTCCAATTCTGCAATCTTTGTGAAGTAAATGTATCCGATGTTGAATCACAAGAAGATTTGAATGCTAGAGTTCGAGCTGCAGCACTTATCGGAACATTACAAGCAGGATACACAGACTTTCATTATTTACGACCAGTATGGAAACGAACTACAGAAAAGGAAGCATTGATTGGAGTTGGTATGACAGGTATAGGTTCTGATAAAGCTCAACAGTATAATCTAAAAGAAGCAGCTGAAGAAGTTAAAAAAGAGAATGCTAGAATAGCAAAGTTAGTTGGAATTAATTCAGCCGCAAGATGTACAACAATTAAACCATCAGGTACTAGTTCATTAGTATTAGGTACAAGTTCAGGGATTCATGCATGGCATGATACTCATTATATAAGACGTGTCAGAGTAGGGAAAAATGAACCAGTATACACACATTTAGCTATATATCATCCTGAACTAATTAAAGATGAATACTTTAGACCGCACGATACGGCTGTGATAGAAGTTCCGCAAAGATCTCCTGCAGGTTCTATATTAAGAACAGAATCTGCTATTGAGTTACTAGAAAGAGTAAAGTTCTTTTACAATAATTGGATAGCTCCAGGTCATATATCTGGACAGAATACACATAATATATCAGCTACTATCTCTATTAAAGATGATGA